TTCAGTTTAGTACTGAAGCCGATCCGTGTTTTCTTAATTGGCAAAGGGGTTACTAAGGATCTACTACCTCAAAGAGGTCGTAGGTCGTTATAGTACCTCTGCTCCCACCATCTATATGTCCTAAGCGGATTTACATCACCACAGTAGGTCGGGTAACCGACTGTATTGTGAAATATAATCATCGCTGAGTCTGGAAGGTGTGTTCGGATATAATCAGGATTAATGAACCGAATTTTTGATTCGATTAATTTCTCCAGATCATCTCCGCTTAAAGCTACATCTGTATCGAAAAGGTGAGGGTCCAGTACTTTCTTATTCTCGCGAATAAGAACACTGAACTTCCCCTTGGATACCTTAGAGCGCAACATTCTGGGAAGAATGATTGCTTTTAAGGTTTTCCGCTTTTCTATTGAAAGGCTTCGAATACGGATGGGAACTCTACCAACGTCTTTTTTTTCAGGGACAAGCTTACGCTCGTAAGCTGCCTGTGAAATGAAAGGACTTCGGTAGGAATTAATATAGTCTGAGAGTGACATAAAACCCTCTCGGGATAATTCTGTACCATCTATAGATGGAACATTTTCTCCCAGATTAAAACAGTCAGTTAACAAAAAGCTGATGAGTTTTGAATCGGTGACACCAATTAATTCACCCACAGTGCTCTGTGCAACTTCTCTAGAGATTATACGTCTCTTGATAGTTGCAAGAAAACTTTTATTTACCCTTTTTAGGGGTAATTTAATCCCGTAATAACGGGGTGGGTAGTCAAGTGGAATCCCCAATCTATATGCATAACAGAGTTCGTCAAAGAACCTTGTAAAGGATATATATTTAAGAAGGTTCCGCTCAGATATTCTCTCAGCGGACCTAATGGATTCCACTACATTTGACCAGTTAGGAGTATGAACGCCGCCGCGAGGCGACGATAAACTCGAAATTGGACCAAATGATTTACCTCTCTTTACATCCATTGTTTTTTCACAATAGATGAACGAATCTGAGGAAAGGAAATCCTTCCCTTCAGATATCTCCGAATGAATTGCGAGCAATTGATTCGTAAATTGCAGAGAGTGAGTAAGAGTACACTGCCCAACCAAGTCGTCTCCTGTGTCTGCACACAGGAATGCGTTGGAAGGGGCAATGTAACCTTCGAAATTTGTGAGTTCCTGATCCGAGGACCTCTCCCAACAATATAGATTATATATTGGTAAGAGTGGCCAAGAAGTAGAAACTCCCATAGGTTGTCCTCGCTTTGATAGACCGCGGAATGTACACTTTTCAGTGCACATAAGCCACGAATCTTCAAAGTCGGCGATGTCCTTAGACAGACCAGTAGTTATTAATTTCTTACTTGACAGTAAGTCAGTAATAGCTATTGGAGTCGATTCATCTGGAACGTCGTAAAGGGATTTATGTCTCTTAGGGTCTTTGGACCCCAAATTACATGAACCGTCGATAGTAATTCCAGCAGAATTATAGAGTTTAGAGGATTTGGAAAACATTTCTGTTTTCCAATTAGTCATCAAACCACGTATCTTAAAGGATACGGGATTTAATAGCTTCCTCTTGAACTCGTATAATTCATATTCGCCCGTTATCAAATGAAGAATCTCCTCCACGAATGGAGGTTTGGTCTTCAGTTTCTTGAAGAATTCTCCGTAGAATATTCTACTGAATTCTTTATTGTGATTATCTGTCGCGGTCTTCAAATCGAGTGACCGAAACATATAATCCTTACGGGTTGACCATTTGGGCATGGTATAACTAGCATCACGCTGGCTATATCGTATCCTAGGGTCCGAATTTAACGAGGGTTGTATCATCGCCCTAATCACATCTGATAGGTAGATGACAGCGAAGGATGTCATACATGCCATCCTCAATTTTCCACCCTTTTCCTTTATTGCTAAGGGAAAAAGAGGTGGAGAATGCCCTCTATGTTTCATATATTTCAAAAGGTTATAACAACCGAAATAAGTAAGTATACTTACTTCGGCGTTAGCCTGAGAAACTTTCTTAATTCCTGGAGATATTTCTTCGTACATAGCAATATGATGAATATTGCTAGTCACGTTAGAAACCTCTTGGATACACAATTCCTCTACGGGAAGTTGTGGGAAAGCGATATTTCTGGCTTTTTGATAGTCAGCAATATCTTTTATGAACGACACTTGTCCTCCTTCCGCACGTGATCTTTCGAGACACGCAGAAGTAGAATAAGTGGTTAAGGTACGGGGGGTATCAACATTAGTATATTTACTATGCCATTGCTGAACCCATAAAGAAAAGTCACTAATTACCCAATTGGGTAATTCGATCGGTTCTTTATATCTCTTAAAGAAATCCTCTACCGCTTGATTGAAATCCGGTCGATGCAAGGGGGGCAATGCCCTCTTTACATAACTGAATTTCAACGCCTTCCAAGGTTGCTTTATCTTAATTCCCTCTAAATACTTAGGGGGCTTTGGGATCATGCCATTTTGAAAGAATGAGAGACGTAATTCGTCAGAATATTTTCGAATATTCTGTATCATCACGTCGGGACCATTCTTTACAATGCGTCTCTTTATTTTCTTTAGATAATAAGGAGAAACCTTGATTGAAGCTAACTCTAGAGCTATGATAATAGCCCTATAGGTATCCTCAATTTTCGCCAAATAGGAAAGATTGCTATAATAATCCTTACCAAGTGAATCACCTGGTAAAGTCTTAATATAGTCAATCATCGCTCCTACAGTACAACTGTAGGTAGGGAATCTATTTGCATACTTCTCATTTCGATGAATCAGGAGGGCGAGCATCTTGCGATGCACGTCTCCCTGATAACCAATATCTCGTACTAGATTTAGGTACGTAGATAAATCAATAGGAGAAGTTTTGGGTAAAAGGCCTGGCATAAGACCTAATTTAACAAGTACGTTAGTAACTTGTTTCTTAGACCTCTGAGCTAGACCCAAACGATAGAGTAAACACTTGATCTCATGTGAAATAGGGAATCCTGTAAGGGATTCCCAATATATCATATTACCATCAAAGTAATTTACTCCAGGAAGAGACTGAATGATCGGCGACCATGCAAAGATTTTCGTCTTTGTAAAGTTG